CCAAGGCTATTAAGGAGGGCGAACTGCCAGAGAATCCCGACTGGTGGAAAATCGCCCACCAAACGCCCGAACAGATGAGTTGTGACCGTGGGTATTCCAGTCAGGTGGATCGAGAGGAATATAAATTGGGCTTTACGACGATGAAAGACATTGCGGCTCGTCGTGGCAAATGGTGGGAGGAAGAACGCGACCAGCAAGAGGCCGAGGCCGACGACCTGCTCACACGCTCAAAAGCTCTCGCCGCTCGGCACGGCGTCACCATCGAGGCAGCGCTGTCGCTCTTGCAACAACGCAGCCCGAACCCGCCGTCAACCATAACTGAACCTGAACCATCCGAATGAAAGCTGCCCTCGCCTCGCAAGATGTTTTGCTAATCGATCCGAAACGCTGGGCCGCTCAAGTGGCCGAGGTTTCTGAAGCAAGCGTGCCGCACTCTTTCACCAACGACGACGACGAGGATTGCGACATTTACGGCGATTGCCTGCCGCAAATGACCGTGGGCGAGGACGGCATCGCAACTGTGCCGATTAAAGGCACAATCTCAACCGGCCTCCCTGCGATTGCGTCGGCGTTTGGCTTCGTTGACACGGGCGAAATTCGCGAGCAGATCGAGACGGCTTTAGCCGATCCCAAGGTGCGGGCCGTGCTGCTCAACTTTGACAGCCCTGGCGGATTTGTCACTGGCACGCCGGAGCTTGGCAGCTACATCGCCGAAGCCGCGCAAAAAAAACCGATCTACTCTTACACGGCTGGCTTGTGCTGTTCCGCTGCTTACTGGTTAGCCGCACCAACGCGAGCCATCTTCGCCACAATCTCTGCCGAGGTTGGCAGCATTGGAGTTTACGTGGCGCACACCGACCAGAGCGCAATGGCTTCAATGATGGGTCTGGCCGTGCGCGTTTTCCGATCTGGAAAATACAAGGGCGCGGGTGTCCCCGGAACCGCACTTAGCGACGAACAAGCCAGCAACATCCAGCAGCGGGTTGACAGTCTGGCGGCAATTTTCAAGTCGCACGTTCTAAGCAACCGCCCTGGCGTGTCTGAAGACGCTATGCAAGGCCAGACTTTTCTGGGCTATGAGTCAGCGTTCGCCAAGCTAAGTGACGCCGTGGTGGTCGATTTGGCAGGGGCAAAAAAAATAATGCTTGCAGACTTGACATAAGTCAGGCTTATAGTATGTCTAAGCGTAACTTATGACAGTTTTACAACAAATCGCCAGCCTGAAGGCAAGTTTGGAAAAAGCTCTTGCCGAGGCGAGTGAACGCTCGCAAGCCATTACCGAAGGCAACAAAGCCTTGGCCGACCTGCAAGGCGAGATGGTCGCGCTGGCCGCTGAAAAGGCCGCACTCATGCAGGAGCGTAACGAACTGGCGACCAAACTGGCCGAGGCGCAGACCGCCGCCCGTGATTTTAAAGCCGAGGTCGAAACCCGCGCAGCGGCATTGGCCGTGCAGCAAGTCGCTTCCGTCGGCCTCGAAAAGCCGTTGCAAGTCGCACCGGCCACCGAATCTACACAAGCCCAAATCTTTGAGGCGTATCGGAAAGCCGATCCTCAAGAAAAGAGGGCCATCTTTTTGAAACATCGCAAGCATTTTTCAGTGTAAAAACCAAAACTAACTGACCTATGGCAAACTCCCTCAATGGTGTAAATCTAGCCGCGATTGCGGCCCAGTCCCTCGACGTACTGCTGCCCAAGCTTCCGCTTCTGCGGAGCGTGATGGCAACCGACTTTTCCTCTGACGTTGCCACGCAGGGCGAGAGCGTAACGACTCGCGTTGCCACCGCGACCACCGCGCAGGATTTCACGGCAGCGGCGGCAGACCAGGACGCGACCACCACGGCCAAGACCATCAGCCTGTCCAACTACAAAGGCACGCGCATTGCCTTTTCCGACAGCGAGTGGAGCAAGAGCAGCGTCAACCTCAACGAGGTCTTCATCAAGCCCGCCGTCAACGGCATCGCCAACGCGATCATTGACAGCGCACTGGCTTTGGTTACTCAAGCTTCGTTCGGCAGCGCGGGCTTTACTGGGGTTGCAGCTCAATTCGACGCCGACGACATTGCTGACCTCGCCGCCACGCTGACCACCGGCAACGTGCCGCAAGATGGCCGCTTCTTGCTGATCAACCCGTCGTACTACGCGAACCTCGCCAAAGACGCCTCGGTGCAACAGGCTTATGCCTACGGCAGCCCCTCGGTGATTTTGGAAAACCGCATTCCTCGCGTGCATGGCTTGTCGGTTTTTGAGTACACCGATATCCCCGGCAACTCCGAAAACCTCGTCGGTATGTGCGGCACCAACCAAGGTCTGCTGGTTGCGACCCGCTTGCCCGCCGCGCCTGCCAACTACCCCGGCGAAATCGAGACAGTGACCGATCCTGAGTCTGGTTTCTCGCTCCAGTTCCGCCGCTGGTATTCTGCGGATGACCGCAAGTATCGCATGGAAGTCGGCATCATCTACGGCGTGGCCGTGGGCGTCGCTGGCAACATCAAGCGCATCGTTTCTGAATAACCCTGCCTGACATTGGGCCGGGATGGGCAACGTAACGACACCATCTCATGAAAATTGCAGCAACTATAGCACGGGACGGCAGCGGCAAGCTGGCCGTCCTTTTTTTGGGCGACAAGAAACAAACGCCAACGGCAGACGCGATCTTCCACGACGACGCTGCCCTCGCCGCTAACGGTTTATCGGGCGAGGTTGAGATCATGATGCTTCGTGCGCCGCTGCCGTGGCGACGCCGGGTGACGGTGGTGGGAGACGCGCCGGTGGTGACTGCTCCTAAACGTCGGGGCAGACCAAAATTAAATGAGCCTAACCAGTGAACAGAACGCCGACCTCAGCTACATCTTTGCCGAGTTAGGCGAAACCTTCGCGTTTAACGGGGCCACCATTCCTTGTTCCGTAACCTTCCGCACGTCTGGCCGCAAAAACGACATGGGCGGCTTTCTGGACGAGTTTGACGTTACGATCTCGGCTCGCGTTCTGGACTTGCCTACGCCAGCCCCAGCGCGAGGCAGCGTTGTGGTGCATCGCTCGCGCTCCTATCGGGTCGAGCAGGTCGACCTGAGCCAGATCAACACCGAAGCCAGACTCAAATGCGTGGCGACGAACCGATGACCTACGCACGCGAGGCGGCGGCACTGGCAGCGTTAAAGGCGCGAATTCGGTTTGCCAATCGCCGAGAATTGCGCCCGCTCGATTTGGCTTTGACCCGGCTAAAAATTAGCTGCGCGACAAATTTGCTGCCTGTTTTTCCGCCTTTGGAAACGCCTTCCCGCTGTCGATGAGCATAACTTTTGACACCCGCCAATTCGACCAAGCGTTGAAACAATATGTGACGCTGACTTCAAAGACTTTGGCTGAAGCCATTAACAAAAAGGCCGGGGGCGTAGCGTTCAAAGCGTACGCCGCCACACCCAAAGCAGACCGAGCCAAAATTGCTGCCGAGCTTGGCGCATCTTACGAAGCGGTGCTTGGCAAGCGCGGCAAGCCAACCAAAAAGAAAAAGCTGGTGGTGCAAAAAAACTCGCGTGCGCGAGCCATTTTGGTTGCTCAACTGCGGCAGCTTGGAAAATTAGAAACGACCAAAAATCTAAACGAACTTTTGCAAGCGTTTGTGACGGCTAGAGTTAATTCGGCTGGCTTTTTCCGGTCAGGCTGGTTGCCAGCCATTCGCCGTTTGGCCGGTTCTTCAGCAGTTGAACGACGCAAAGGGCGTCCAGTTGGTCGCGTTAAACCCGCCCAAGACAGCCTGTCGCCAACGGCTGAGATTGAAAACAACGCCACTCCGAAAGACCGAAGCAAAATGCCCAAAGTTGAGGCTTTTATGGTCGCAGCAACTCAACGCGCATTCAACGAGGAGACGCAAGATATGGCCAAATACATTGCCGACAAAATGCAAGAGACGGCCAATAAATTTACCCCGCCCAAAACCTCAACCAAATAGCCATGCCCTTTTCCTCCGTTCAAGCCAAGGTCGAGCGAGCCGCCGCTGCCGTGATCGCTTCCGCCGCCTCGTCAACCGGTCTTGCCGTTTTTACCGGCCTCGACACCGACGCCATTACGCTCCCGTGCGCGATTTGTGAGGCGACCTCGGCCAGCCCGCCGCCAGGGTTGCAATTCACTGGGATTCAACAAGTCGAGCTGGTTGTCAGCGTGCGCTCAAATAAAAGTGATAGCACCCCGGCGCAACACGAACTTCGCTGCGCCACGGTATTTGATGCGCTCACCACCGACACTGCCGCCGCCGATTTGAGCGCGGCCATTAGCGACTTCAAGGCCTTCATGGTCGAGTTCGGCCAGTTGAGCCAATCAGTCGAGGACGATTCTCACGTAAACTCCGCTTCGTTTCGCGTCACGTGCTGTCCGGCCTCAATCTAAAATCCTAGTTGACAACGGGCCATCATTAGGCATACTGATAAGCAACTTTATTCTATCTTATGAGCGTTCAAAAAGGCACATCACTTACATGGGGCATTCACGCGGACGCAGCCGTAACCGGAACGGGCGTGGTCGGCGGGATTGTCCAGAGCATCCAGCGCAGCGACGAGGCCGAGCGTGCCGACAACCGAGGCG